GGCGCTCGCGGCATTCAAATGCAGCCGCAAATCCTCCGCGCTAACACCCAAGAAAAAGACGAACGCCGTAACGCTGCCCTTCTTGCTGCCTGGAACCGCTGGTGTCGCCCCGACTCGTGCGACGTAACCGGCCGCCTCAGTTTTCACGGCATCGAAATGGCCATCGCCGGCGCCCTTCCCGAATCCGGCGAAGTCTGCATCCGCCTGGTCCGTCAAACCATGGGCCGCAGCCGCGTCCCTCTTGCCCTCGAACTCATCGAGGCCGACCAACTCGACGATGACTACACCGGTTACAGCGACCGCGCCGGCCATTACTGGCGCATGGGCGTCGAGCTCAATCAATGGGGCCGCCCCACCCGTTACGCCATCCTGCTCAAACACCCCGGAGACGCCGACCTCGGCACCTACAAGCGCCCCACTGAAAAACACATCTTCATCCCCGCCGAAGACTTAATCCACGTTTTCATCCCCGAACGCATCGGCCAAACCCGAGGAATCCCCTGGTTCGCCTCTGTCATCACCACCTCCTGGAACCTGGGCCGCTACGAAGAGGCCCACTGGACCCGCAAACGCGTCCAAGCCAACAGCCTCGGCTGGATCCAAACCGGCGAACCCGACGAATTTGTCAGTCGTAACGAAGACGGTACTCCCGCTCTTGAAGGCGACAAACGCCTCTGGAACACCGAGCCCGGTTCCTACAACTTTCTCCTCCCCGGTGAAACAGCGGTTCCGCCCGACTTCGGCCCCGACGACAACCAGTACGAGGCGGTGGTCCGCAACCTCGCCCGCCGTTTTGCCGCTGGCTTCGGTTGCAGCTACGAAACCCTCAGCCGGGACTTTTCCCAAACCAACTACAGCAGCAGCCGCCTCTCCATCCTCGAAGACCGCGACCACTGGCGCGTCATCCAATCTACCCTCATCCAACAAGTCCACCAGCGCATCTTCGAAGAGTGGCTCATGGCCGCGGCCCTCACAGACCTCCCCCTCCCGATGTTCTCAGACGTCTGGACCCGCCCCGAGCGCTACAACACTCCCCACTGGCAGGCTCGCGCCTGGAGCTGGGTCGACCCCGCCAAGGAAATGAAGGCCATGGAAATGAGCCGCGCCCTGCAGCTCCAGACCCATGCCGAGCAAATCATGGAGTACACCGGCAACGACTTCATGAACACCATGACCACAATTTCCAAGGAGAATGAAATCAAACGCGAACTAGGGCTCACCTCTCCCGCACTCCAACCCTCCGCTGACTCCCCAGACGACAACGACCTCGACAACGCCCGCAACTCCGACGAACCCGAGGACGACGAATCCCCTGGTCCGCTCACAAACGACCAAGGTCAGCCCGTCCAACTACGCGCTGACCTCAGCGACTTAGCCCGCCGCAACTCTCTCTGATCATGGCCACCATCAACGGGATCTCCATCGACCTCATGCCGACCTCCGGCATGCGCGATGAAGCCGATCGCTACCAAGCCTGGAAAGCTGACGGACACGACGGCGGCACCGAAGTCGCTGCTCGCCGTGCCTCCCAAATCCTCAGCGGCAACGAACTCAGCGCCGACACCGTCATCACCATGTCCGCCTGGTTCGCTAGGCATGAAGTGGATAAGCAGGGCGAGGGCTTCAACCCCGGCGAGCCCGGCTACCCTTCCCCCGGCCGCGTCGCCTGGGCCGCATGGGGCGGCGATCCCGGCAAAGCCTGGAGCGACCGCCGCGCCGCCCAGATCAAAGCTGCCGAAGACCGCTCCACTGAAGACCGCGCCAAGCCCGGCGATCTCAGGGAAGGTGACTTCGTTTCCTGGAATAGCTCCGGCGGCCGTGCCCGCGGACGCATCGAACACGTCATGCGCGAAGGCACCCTCGGTGTCCCTGATTCTGAATTCTCCATCGACGCCACCGCCGAAGATCCCGCGGCTCTAATCCGCATCTACCGCCCATCCGGCGACGCCTGGTCCGCCACCGAAACCATGGTCGGTCACCGCTTCAGCACCCTCACCAAAATCGACCCTCTCGAGACCAAGGACGCTCCCTTCGAACTCACCGAGGCCCGTCCTTACCCCAGCGAGCACGCCGCTCGCCTCCTCGACCCCGACCAATTCGAGCGTTTCCGTCGTCGCAACAATGGAGGTGGAGCCGGCGTCGACTACATCTTCGGCATAAGCGGAGACGATCCTGTCCGGCTTCAGGCAATTCGATTTGATGCCGAACGCTTTACAGTGACCGAAGCAAAGAAATGGTTAAGCGACAACGACTACACTCCCATTTCTTTTGAACCCGCTACCGGCAAAAAAGAGATGAGCAACCTCGACCTCAAGCGCATCAACAAGGAAGGACTTAAGCGCGAGTTGCCCATGGGCATGCGCGTCGAGTCCAGCGACGACGAGACTCTCACCTTCTCATTCAGTTCTGAATCCCCCGTCGAGCGCTGGTGGGGTCGTGAGGTCCTTGTCCACGAAGAAGGCTCCATGAACCTGGAGCGGATGAACGATGGCGCCCCGTGGCTATGGAACCACAACCGTGATGTCATCCTCGGCGTAGCCCAAAAAGCCTGGCTCGGTGACGACCGCCGTCTCTACACCCAAGTCAAATGGAGCCCAAACACCGCTGAAAAAGGCACCGAAGAATACAAGCGCCGCCGCGACATCGAGGCTGGAATTATTCGTAACGTTTCGTTTGCCTACGAAATAGGCGACATCCGCGAATCCGCCGAGGGCGACATGCTCGTCACCAGCTGGAACGTCCTGGAGGTGTCGTCTGTAAGCGTGCCAGCCGACCAATCAGTGGGCCTGGGACGTTCTTACAGCGAAGGTGAAGACGAACCTTCACCTACACCTACAGTCTCTGAGACACTTCAACCTAACGACGTTATGCTTGATAACGAGCAGTCCGCCGAGCGCGGTACTGAAACTACCCCCGTGCCCCCAATCATGGAACAATCCATCGACATCCAGGAGGTGCAAACCGCCGCTCGGGCTGCTGAGCGTGACCGGGTTGCCTCCATCCGCGCCATGTGCAATCAGCACCAACTCGGCGCCGAGCTCGCTGACAAGCTCATCAACGACGACGCTTCCCTCGACCAGGCCCGCGAAGCCGTCCTTTCCCAGCTCGGCCGCAGCCGCAAAGAATTCCAAGGTCGCGTTCACGATGACGGCGCCGCCGCCATCGGCCTTTCCCAGCAAGAGGTCAAGCGCTACAGCCTGATGAACGTGATCCGCCACCTGGCCGATCCCACCGACCGCACTGCCCGCGAAGCCGCTGCCTTCGAACTCGAGTGCTCCAAGGCCGCTGAAAGCAAACTCGGCCGCGCCGCCAAAGGCGTCGTCATGCCCTGGGACATCGTCGCTTCCACCCAACTCCGCGCTCCCCAATCGGTGGGCACTGCCACCGCTGGTGGCTACCTGGTGGAAACCCAACTGCTGACCGGCTCCTTCATCGACCTGGTCCGCAACCGCTCGGCCATTCTGGGCCTCAACGTCACCACCCTGACCGGCCTTGTCGGCAACGTCGACATCCCCAAAAAGACCGGCAGCACCACCGCTTATTGGGTCGGTGAAGACGTGGCCGTCAGCGAAACTAACGTGACGCTGGGTCAGATCTCGATGACCCCCAAGAGCCTTGGCGGTTACGTCGACATCACCCGTCGTTTGATGCAACAGTCCTCCATGGACGTCGAGTCCATGGTTCGCGCTGACCTGGCCGAGTCCATCGCCCTGGCGATCGACTACTCCGCCATCTACGGCCTGGGCGGTTCCTCCGCTCTGCTGGGCATCAAGAACATCACCGGTGTTGGAACTGAGACGCTTACCTCCGTTGCTGACACCAACAAGGCCATCGGCGGCACCACCTACTACTTCGGTAACTACTCCGACTACGTGAACATGGAGACCACCGTCTCCGTGGCCAACCTGGACGTCGCTTCGATGTTCTACGTCGGTAACGCTCACGTTCGCGGCGCTCTCAAGCAGACGCTCCGCAACACCAACAGCGAGCGCTTCATCTGGGAAAACAACGAAGTCAATGGGTACGGTGCTCGCGTCAGCAACCAGCTGACCGGCTCCAACGTCCTCTTCGGCGACTTCAGTCAAGCCGTCTTCGGCTTCTGGTCCGGCATCGACATCACCGTCGATCCCTACACCAACAGCACCAAAGGCACCACCCGAATCGTCGCCTTCCAAGACGTCGACTTCGGTATCCGTAACCCCGGCGCCTTCGTCTTCGCCTCCGGTAACGCCTGATGCCCTGGTACGAGCTGACATCTGACGTGATGGTTCGCGGCACCTCCCGGTCTACCGGGGAGGTGCTCGACCTCACCGAAGGCGAAGGCCACCTTCTGGTCGGCCTGGCACGCGCCAAGCCAAGCACTGGTCCGTACTCCGTTCGCTCACCGGAGCCTCTTCTTGAGGCTCCCACCCCAGCGCCTTCCGCGCCGGTCGAGTGTGAGATCAAACGCTCTCCTACTCGCCGCACCTCCAAATCCGCCCCTAAAGAGGACTGAGCCATGGCTCTCAACCAACGTAACTTCGAGGCGCTGCAGGAGTTTGCAGCCCTCGCTCCTGCCACTGTCACCGCCACCGGCGCTGGCTCTGGCATCGACCTCATGGGATACGACGGCGACGTCGTATTCGTCATGCACGCCACCGCCGCCGGCGCCAGCGCCGGCTTCAAGGTCCGCCTTGAAGAGAGCGACGAAAGCGCCGCTAACTTCACCGCAATCACTGGCGGGGGCTTCACCGACATCGGCAACGCTGCCTACGTCGGCAAAGTTGCCATCTCCAAGGATGACGTCAAGCGCTACGTGCGTGTCAACGTTTACGAGGAAGTGGGCACCGCTAGTTCGATCATTTCGGTCGTCGGTCTCGGCGTTAAGAAGTACCAGTAAGCCCTATCTCGGCGCCACCGCGCTGGTCCGCTCATGCTTAGCGATGATCCAGCCCTGTACTTCGCAGACTTCGGCGTCAGCGTCACCGCTGGCGCCGTTTCTGGTTTGGGCATCCTCGACATGCCCACCGAAATCATCGTCGATAACCAGGTCCTAACGACTGAGTACACCCTCGTCTGCGAGACCAGCAAATTCGGTGCTCTTCTTTACGGGGATGCCATCACCGTCGATAGCATCAATTACCAAGTCCGTAACGTTGTTCGACAGACCGACGGGGTCTTCTGCATCGTCGCCCTGGCTCGTATAGCCCCCGATGGCACTGCCGTGGGCCGCGATCCTCGCGAATTTACTCTGGCCGATCTGACCGACGTCAACATCACCAACGCTCAGCAGGGCGACCTCCTCATCAACGACGGATCAGAATGGGTTGACACCAACGAAATTGACGGCGGGAGCGCAGGGTAATGGCCACCACTCGACAACGCATCCGCCTTCGTCGAGACACCCAGGCCAACTGGACGACGCAAAACCCTATTCTCCTTGCCGGCGAAATCGGCTACGAGTCCGATACAAAACGCGCCAAGATCGGCGACGGCACCGCTCAGTGGGCCGGACTCGAATACGCGCACTGGAACAGCCACCCCACCTTCGACCTACTCGGCCTCCGTCTTGATGCCGACGAGAGCCCG